ACTGGAGTTCAGACGTGTGCTCTTCCGATCTTTTAGGCATGGCATTAATTTTTCGTTTAAGCCTATCCAATCCTTTTATTTCAACTCCCAATGTCATCGTTCCTTTCTAACATCACATTGATGTGTGTAGAATAAGGTTGAATCGACTTGATTTTATAATCAGGGTCACTGTCCTTATCAACATACAGGCAAACGCCACTGTTTTCATCTCTACCTTCTTTTAGTTCATCACCTTGATACTTACATGATTTCATGATAGAAAGCTTTGAGCCATAAATTGTGGCACCGACAGCACCACTTGCAGACTGAACATTCATTTGAAGAGCAATAGGACTTTCCCATGCTATTACATCATTGAATTCTTCGTCCTGCGTAATCGTTGCCCGTCTTAAATAGACAGTAATTAAGTCACGTTTCATCAGTTTCATAGCAAGCTCCTTAAATTCGCTACCCGATATCTGTTGAGTTTGATACGGATTTTTTTAGGGATACCGACCTCAAAAGTCTGAGAGATGCCTCCTTCAGATCTAGAAACTTCACCCTCAGCTCCTTCTTGGTTGTGTCTGATAATATATAAATCTTTGACGCTCGTAACCATATTTCCAACAAGTATGTCTCTATTGCAGTAATCTAGAACATCAGTCAATGCATCTGACAGGTCATCTGATAAAACTTTTTTACCATTTTCATCAGAAATATTAAATTTCAGCTCTAGTTGCTCTTGTAGCTTATCTAGAGCCATTTTATTTTTTTGTTCCATAAGCTATTCCTTTAATTAAATTGACAAATTATTATCAATTAAAAGTTGAATCAATGAGTCACGACTAGCATCATCTGGAATATCAATTCCTGCGTCTTCTAAAGCTTTGCGTAGAGTGATTTCTTTAACCCCTTTAAATGTATTATCCTCAATTTCTTCTAATACTTCAAAAATAGAAGGATTCTCATGACCCTTATCGATTTCCAGAGTATCATCCTTTAAATAACGTTTACCGTTATGAAAAACAGGTAAATCAATTACTTTCACCTTAAACATTTAAGCTCCTCCTACACAATTGGTTGTGCTTGGAAAACATCATCCGCAGCCGCAAATGAAGGCAGTGCAGTGGCGACAGCTTTTGTCCATGTTCCAACTGGGTCTTTACTTTCCTCGTAAACAGTTGCCAAAACATTACCGACCATTGAAGTTTCGATAGATGGGTCACGAGTTAAACGAGTTTCTTCAGCGGTTGGCCCATAAAGCGTTTCACCAAGAAGATCATCGTTAAACATAGCGAATTTATTTTCTGGGAAGTATTTTTTAGTAGTATATTTACCATCTTTACCTTGGACTTTATATTTTTCATCATAAGTTCGGATCACAGGGTAACCATGAGTTTCCATGAAAGCATCCATATCAGCTTGTGAAACAACTCGACCTGAATCTTTACCAAAGATTGCAGAAATAATCTTAGGATGACTTGCTAAAGTACGATAAATCTTACGTGAAGTCAAAGCACGAGTTGGTTGTGTATCCATAGCGTCCATCCAACGCTCTAAATCTCCCAAAGGATCAGAAGCTGGGTCTGTCCAAAGGTTTGTACCTGACAATACTTCTTTATGTTCAGTAGGTACGTGGTAATCTAACGTAAAGTTAAGACCATTTTCTTTCACAGTAACTTGTCCTGAAGCCAAAACTTCCATACGCATTGCTTCGATACGAGCACGAACTCCAGCAATCAATTGATCAACATCGTTATAAACTCGACCAATCAAATAGTCTTGTTCTGCTTGGGTACGTGGATTTTCCAATGCGATAATATCAGTTTCTTTTAATTGAAGTTTACGTTTAATCAAGCTAAGTTCAAGCTCTTGTTTATTAGCGATACGGCTACCAATCTCAGCTTCCGTATCAAAATCATGAATTGATGCAGCAATAGGGATACGACTACCACCAGTAAGTTGATCAAACTTTAATGATGGAGTTTTGCGCTCTGGGAATAAGGTTTCTCCAAGCAATGGAGCGTACTCCCGATTACCAACATAGTTCAACACTTCGTTTTGATTAAATAATTCTAAGATATTAGAACCAAACTCTTGAAGATTCATTTTTAGTTTTTGTGTCATTTTTTATTCCTCCGATTAATTATCTAAATTTAATTTCTTTCAAAGCTTCAATTGCTTCATCTGCTGGTGCAACTGGTAATCGGTCTTTTAATACATATCCTTCCACCATAATTGCAACTGGTTGAGATCCTGTGTCGCCATCAACAACTACATCGTTAAATACAATGCCCACAGCTGTTGCATCATTTGCTGGGTAGACTTCTCCCGCTTTATATGTCTTATCTGCTTGATAAGTGAAATTTTGGTATCTAGCGCTCGCTAGAAAATTAATTTGTTCGACTGTTTTCTTTGGTTTTACAAACATTGTTTGTCCTCCTATTTAGTTTGACCCCACAGAGTTGTTTTACTTTCTGTGCGGCTGTTTGCTTGTTTGGCATATTGACTACCAACAGATTCTTTACCTGTAGCAGCACCGTTCCCGGCAGGATTTTCAGCAGAAGATGCCAAACGCTTATTAACTGCATTTTCTACAGCAGAGCGAAAAGCTTTTTCAATGCCTTCAATAGATTTGTTACAAGATTCAGCATCAGTTAAAACGACTACATCAATGAGTTCTTTGGGCAAATCACGTTCAGCAAGTTGTTCAAGCGATTGAGCACGCAATTCACGACGAGTAATATCTGCTTCACGTTGAGCTAAAGCCTCATCTTGTTGTTGTTTTTCAAGTTCAGCCCGCTGGTCTTCGTTAAGCTTTGCTAGCTTCTCGCCTTCACTTTTGGCTTCCGCAACTCGTTTATCCGATTCGGTTTGCCATTTTGATTGTGCCGTTTCCAAAGCCTTAGAAATACGTTTGTCTACAACTGAATCAAACTCAGATTGATTTGCAAAGGAAATGGGAGCTTGCCCCTCATCTCCTTCTCCGGCACCATTTCCCCCTCCTTGAGCGCCTGATCCACCTTCTCCGCCTTCTGCGAATAGTTGCAAATTAAGTTTAAGTAGTTCAACTCTAGACATTTTAATGAATTTCATTATTTTTCCTCCTATACCCATGAACATTCTAACTTCAAACAAAAAGACCTCCATCCACGCTTTCGCCCAGACACAAGCCCTATTAATTCGTTATTCCGTTTCGAACCCTCACACGTTAAATTATTTTTATTCTGCTTCAATTTTTAATGCCCCGAGCAGTAGAGGGCATAAGAAAAGCGCCTGTCTATGACAAACGCTTAGTTAATAGTTGATAAATAAAAAATCATTAAATCTGAGTATGGATAGCTTAATCGTTATCTCTGCTAATTACTTTAGTGGATCCATCAACATATTCAACAATCTGACATTTTTCCATTTCAATCTTAACTAACTCTGATTTTAATTCTCCGTTTGTTGATGCTGGAAAGTTAAATGTGACTTCAACGTCTTCATTTGGTAAAACATCACCTAAATTATTGAAAATTTTTGAGCAATTTGCTTTTTCTATTGTATTATCAATGGACTTTTTCATAGAATTTAATTCGTATGTTTTTGATGTTGATTTCCCTGTGAAACACCAACCATTATCATCTACGTCCCAGCTGATAAACTCACTTTTAGTACCGTTCTCTACTAATATTTCTACAACTTTATTTATTTTAAATTTACATATTACAACTTTAATACTCATTATAAGCTCCTTTCAGAAGTAAAATAACATATAATACTTAAAATGTAAAGTTTATTGTACCTAGCCTTTTAATTTATCCATCCATTCGTTGTAAGTTGTGCTTCCTTTAATATCAAATGTTTTACCAGTGATAGGGTCAAGCGCCTTTCGTGGTATGTTATTTAGTCGTTCTGAATACATTGAAGCAACTGAACGACACCACGGATGAAAAGGTGGATATGTACCTTCTGTACCGTTTACAACCGCTTCAGATACTAGAAATATCTTATGATCTTTATGACGACAAATTTGTGATGTTCTCAAATCTAAGGTTGCAATGATTTGATACTTCTCAACGCCATTATTTTGCCACGATTTGAGCTTTGCTTGGTTCGCCATATAATTCGCTTCAGTACGAATCAAACGCCTAGCAACGTTAATTGAGCGGTCAAATTCACTAGCAATTGCCTTTGACATCTGAAATTCACTCATTCCGGTTAAGGATTCAACCGTGAAGAGCTGCTCTAATCGTTTGGCTAAGGCTTCAGTATCTCCCCATAATCTTTTAGAGTAATTACTTCCTAGCCAGTGACTGTCAAGTATGTTTTCCACAGATTTGGTAGATAGTTCTTTGAACTTATAGCCTTTTTTATTCCAGACTTCTTTAACAATACCATTCTTTGCATTTGCTTGAGCTTCACGAATAATCGTTTCAGCAGCAGTTTCTTTATAAGTTTCATCTATCGTGTCAACATAAAAAGATGTCTGCTTATCAAGCTGGACATCTGCGATTTGTTTTGTTACTAGATAAGACTTTGCTTTTAAATCTTCTGCACGAGTAATTCTTGATCTAAGCGCCAAACCTGTGAGTCGCTTCTTAGCTTCTCTTTGCAAATCAGGATTGCTGATATCTTTAGCTAACCTTCTAAGCTCAACTAATTCAGAAACAGGAACAGTTTCATTAAGCATTCTTTTGGCTTCATCATCTGTCAGTTCCGTTTGCTGCTTAGTTCTACTAAATAATTTAGCAATTTGTTTTGTTAAATATGATTGAGCTTGTTTGTATGCCTGTGCTACGACTTCCTCAAGCTGTTTAGCACCGTCATTTACTTTCTTTTCGGCTTTAATCGCTCTTTTTTGCCAGTAGTCAGACATAGTAACCTCCGTTTTATTTTTATATTTTATTTACTATTTTGTTTTGTTATAATTTGATTATCAAATTAAGTAGATCGGAAGAG